TGTGCCTGATGTTACTGGTTTGACTCTATGCCAAACAAACGAGGGGAATACTACTAAAGATCCTTTTGGTAAAATTTGTTTACAAACATGTATATTTGATTTTTTATCAGGATCTTCATTTCTTAAATCAAATTCTAATTCTCCACCTTTATAATCTTTTGGACTACTTAATGAAACTGTTACAGATAATTTTCTAATTTTACCTTGTGTTGGTCCAGGTGTTGGATATGGTTTGTCCCATGAATCACAATGCCAATCGTAATATTGATTTAATTTATACTTCGTAAATTGGCATGACTCTGAATAATCCCATTCAAAATTCCAACCTGCACTTTTATTTGCTTCATGTATATAAGGTTGTATTTCTTTATAAATCCATCGATCATTCATCCAAACAATATTAGAATCTCTTTTTTTCTTAATATCATTTATTTCATCATTTGTTAATGGATTTTTTTCTAAATCTCTATCTCTACCATAACCACCTGTAATTGCTTGTTGCTCTCTTTGTTTTTCTGATTTACCATATTGTACAATCAAATCACATATTCTAGGCGGTATAGCTGATTGAAAATAATAGTAATAATTAGATAAATTCATAATTTATAGTTAATAATACATTTATTTGTTTAGATTTATTTTCTGTAATAAAATATCTTTGTGTAGAAGGAAACATATAAAAATAATTATTCTTTATTGGTATATGCCATGTTCTATTTTTTCTTCTATTATCATCATATTCTATTACAAGTTCACAAGAATCTTTGCCTACAAATGTACCATAAACTAATGTATAGTCTGGAGAGTTTCGTAAATCTACAGGATCAACTTGATGTCTTATAAAAGATTTTTCTTTAGTATTATAAATATTTCCATGTAGGGATTTATGTACTAAAGTAAAACCATATTCTGATTTTACATGATCTCTAATGTAATCTTGTAACCATTGTAAAGGTTGTGAAAATGGTACATTAAAATCATCATATGCATAACTTTTAGAATTATTAGTAATTCTTTTATTATTTACAAATGATGTTATTATATCATTTTTAATTTTATCTCTATCAATATCAAAACCTTTAGGCATATCGATAGGTCCGTATATCAGAGGTATTTCTGATAGTGTTATTTTCTGCATATATATATTATACACTCCTATTAAAAAAAGTCAATATTAAAGGGGTATATTTATATATTATATTTTTTCTGTTTCTATTTTATCCCAAGCACCTGTAGATTCATTCCACTCATATCTATGAGTAGCTTTTTCATCTTCAGATAACTCTGGAGCATCACCTACTGGTGATTGCCATCTTGCTTCTGCTGTATTAAGAACCCAACTAGCATAAGGTTTTTTAGGTAAAAACAAATCATTGTCCTCATCATAAGTCATACCTATACCTGCATAGTTACCTCTTAATGCTTTAGAGTCATCACCTGATGCGTGTTTATTATTTCTAGTATTATAAGATGTTTTTTTCCAAAGAGGCCAGCTGTGGATATTTTCCAAAAACTGTCTGCCTACTTCTTCATCTTCAACACCATCAGCATTTTGACAATCTTTATCAGCTACAACGTGTACCGCTATAACTTTATTGTTTGCTCCTAGTTTAGCATAATGTGCCATTGTTTTTCTCCTCTTGTTAAATTAATTATTGAAATTTATATCTTATTGCTACAATACCTGAACCACCTGCCGTGTCTCCAGTTCTACTTCCTCCACCTCCACCACCAGTATTAGCTGTTCCGTTTGACGCTGTTCCATTACCTACACCTGCCGCACCACCACCTGAACCTGCCGCACCACCTGTACCTGTTCCTCCTGGATAACCTCCTCCACCGCCTCCACCACCAGCGAAATATCTTCCTGTTGCTGGTCCTGGAGTTCCATAGCTTGGAGAATTTGGTCCAAAAAAAGTTGTAGGTATAGGTGCTCCAGTTCCGCCTGCACCACCTGTGCCTGGTCCTGCATTTCCACCTACAGCAGTTGCTCCACCACCTGCTCCTCCTCCTGTAGTTCCTGCAGATGTACCATCACCACCATTATTACCTTGTGGTGGTGTTACTGATGGAGTATTACCATTTCCTCCAGATGCACCATCTTGTGCACCCCCACCACCGCCTGAACCTCCAGGCAAACCAGCTCCATCAGGTGATAATGGGTTTGCAGGATCTCTCCCACCTTGACCACCACCTGTTGAAGTAATTGTACTAAAAATTGAATTTCCTCCGTTTGTTCCTGGAAATGTTCCCCCTGCTCCTATTGTTACTGGATATGTAGCAGCAGATAATGCTAAACCTGCTGGAGCATTAATTGGTAAACCTGAACCACAAACAAAACTTCTAAAACCTCCACCTCCACCGCCAGCTGAAGCATAAGCAGATCCTGCATCTGCACATCCTGAAGCACCACCTCCTGCAACAACCAGGTATTCTAAATTAGCTTGTGCTGAAGGACCTGAACCAACTGCGGATATTGTAAAATTACCATCACTAGTAAAAATATGAGTTTTATAATCTCCTGATGTAAGTGTAGTATTACCACCACAAGCAGCATAAAAACTTCCACCTAATTGTGATGTTACATCATCATTAATAAGTTGCCAACCTTTAGTTGCATCAACATATATAAGTGTAACCGATGTTCCATTTTGTGATAAAATTGAGTTAAGGCATGCCCCATCCATTTTTGAACTATTTCTATTAAGTGTAACATTATTACAACTAAATGTTCTTGCATAATCTTTTATAGAAATTATATCACCTGCACTTGGACTTGATGGCAAAGTAACTGTTATTGCTCCTGATGTTGTATTTAAAAAATATCCTTTACCACTTACACTTGTAACTGTTCCTGGACTATTTGTGTAAACAGTAGTACACCAATCAACTGTGCCTGTTCTTCCAAAACCTGTTTGTGATGCTCCTGGTGCAAGATTAACAGCACCCCCACATCTACCTAGTGTCACTGTTGCACCATCAACTACAATTGTTTGACCAGAACCTGATCCAACTGTCGTTGTTGATCCACATTTTTTAATTATGTTAGAATCATCTGAAATTTTATTTATATTATCTACTTTAATTGTACTTGTCATATGTTACCTATTATTGATATCTGTATCTAATCATTACTATACCTGAACCACCATTAGCATGTGTTGGCGGTCCATTTGCACCGCTTCCACCTCCACCACCACCTCCTGTATTTGCTGTGGCATTTGTTGCATTTCCAGTAGTTACACCAGCTGATCCTCCACCAGAACCTCCTGTTCCAACACCTGTTCCAGTGTTAGCTGGGAAATAACCACTTGCTCCCCCACCCCCACCAGAAAAATATCTTGTTGATGAAACTGGGCCAGGTGTACCATAACTTGGTGCTGTTGGTCCTATAAATGGGTCTGCTATATATGAACCTATTCCACCATCTCCACCATCTGAAGATGCACCAGCTGCACCAGCTGCACCTGCACCACCTCCACCGCCTCCTGCGGTAGTTCCACCTCTTGTTCCATTTCCTCCATCATTACCTTGTGGTGGTGAAACTGGAGGAGTATTTCCTGCTCCAGCAGTTCCGTCTGATCCTGATTTTGATGATCCTCCACCGCCTGAACCTCCAGCTACGCCATTAATTCTTGAAGCTGGTGGCTCTGATGGATTTGGATTATTTGTAACTGCTCCTGCACCTCCACCAGCAGATGATATACTTGAAAATGTTGATGTAGAACCTCCTGGACCACAAGGACCAGTTCCTCCTGCTCCAACAGTTATTGGAAAAGCTGCTGCTGTTGCTGTTAAACCTGCTGGTGCAACTAAAGGTGAATTTGAACCTGGAGCACTAGAATAAATTCTAAAACCTCCTGCACCTCCTCCACCTGCTGCATATCCATCAGAATCTGCTCCGTTACCTCCTTGAGCTCCACCACCAACAACTAAATAATCTAATGTATTCAATGATGGTACATTAGATATGCTTGAAACTGTAAATGTAGCATCAGATGTAAAAATATGTGTTTTAAAATTTCCACAAGTTACAGTTGCTGCACCACCACTTGCTGATATGTAAGTAGTTCCTGTTACATCAGATGTTGAATCATGTATATCTTGCCAACCTTTAGTTGCATCAACATATATTAAAGTAACTGATTGTGATTCTGTAGATAAAACTGCATCAGCACATTGACCATTAATTTTAGAACTGTTTCTACCTATTGTTACATTGTTAGTATCCCAAGTATTTGCATAATCTTTAAATGCTACAATATCACCAGCTGAAGGTGAACTTGGTAATGTAACTGTAATTCCTCCACTAGTTGTATTTATAAAATATCCTTTACCTGAAACAACTGTTAACGGACTTGTTTTTGCAGTAGTACACCAGTCTACTGTACCTGTTCTACCAAATCCTGATTGACTAGCACCGCATGCTAATGTAATTGTTTTTCCAGATTCACCAAGTGTTACAGTGGATCCTGATCTTGTTGTAATTGTATTTACTTTAATTGTGCTCATATGTTACCTATTGATATTTATATCTTATTATTACTACTCCTGATCCTCCGTTATTTGCATTAGCTCCTGTACTTCCACCTGATGTTCCTCCAGCTCCGCCACCAGTATTAGCTGTTCCTGCTGCTGCCGTACTTGGTGGAGTACCTCCAGCACCGCCACCTCCAGCTCCAGCAGCACCACCATCTCCAGCATTATCTGAACCTCCACCACCTCCACCTGCTCTTGCAGTTGGAGTCCCATTAATTGAACTTGTTGCACCTGCACCACCTGCACCAGCATTTGGTCCACTAGCATCTCCACCAGCAGCAGTTGCTCCACCACCTCCACCTGTTGCATATCCTGGAGAGGTATTAGCTGAAGCACCACCTGGATTACCCTGAGGTGGACTTACTGGCGGAGTATTTCCTGCTCCACCTGATCTTCCTGTATGAGGTGCAACAGAACCAGCACCTCCACCTGAACCACCATCTACTCCATTAGGATTACTATTATTTCTACCTCCTCCACCACCACCAGTTGATGTTATTGTTGAAAATACTGAATTAGACCCATCACCACCATCACCATAAGGTGAAGAATTATCTGCTGTACCACCTGCTCCAATTGTAATTGGATATGCTTGTGCTGAAACTGTAAAACCTGATGCTGCAAGAGGAGAAGCTGTGTAACTAGCACAAGTTTCTTTTCCCTCTCTAAAACCACCTGCTCCACCACCTCCTGATCTGTCATATGATGCACCACCACCACCTGCTACAACTACATAAGAAATTTTTGTACCAACATCTCCAATTCCAATAGAATTAACTGTAAATGTAGCATCTGAATTAAATGTATGAATTTTATAATTACCATCAGTTGTTTCTGTTCCTCCTGATGCTGCTATAAATGCTTCTCCTCTTATATTAGAAGTAGAGTCCATAGTATTGATCCAACCTTGTGTTGAATCTACATAAACAAATGTAACTGATTGACCCTCAGTTGTTAAAACTTTACCTGCATTAGCTCCTCCTAATTTATCTGATCCATTAGGAGTAATTGTTAAAGCATTTGTTTGAAAAGTACCTGCATAATCTGCAACAGATACTATTGCATTAGCAGTTCCTGCTGGTAAGTTCATTGTAATTGCACCAGAAGATGTATCTGCAAAATAACCTTCTCCATTTGCTGCTGTAAAAGTTGATGTCTTTGGAGTCGTTTGCCAATCTACAGTTCCAGTACGACCAAAACCTGATTGAGATGCACCACATGCTAATGAAACTGTTGCACCTGTTCTACCTAAAGTTACAGTAGTTGCGTCTACTACTGCAGTTTTACAAGCACCTCCACCAACTGTTATAGTTGTACCTGATTGTTGTGTAATTTGATCTACTTCTATTTTACTCATTATACTATTACCAATGTTCCAG